TGAATTTTTTGTTCATTATTACTATATCAGTATTATTATCTAAGTCAGTTTCTAAACCTCTATCTAAATATAAACTATCACCTACTCTAAATAGTATCTGATATTTTTTAGTATTATCATCACCAAAATAAATAGTAGTATAAGTCATGTTAGATAATATTGAACTTCTTTTTTCGACATTACTATTACTCATATTATCGTTATTAATTGTAATAAGTTTATCTCCGAACTTATATGAACCTTTTGTTTTAACTATTGGATATACCCAACAATTAGTGGATATATTCATTTCATTAGTTATAATTACATCTGAACCATCACTAAGAGAAACTAAAGTACAATTACCTTCATCATCCATAGTTGAAATTTTAGCTAATATAACACTTTCACCATTCAGATTCATAACATTAATAGTAGAACCTTCGTTCAATATAGCCATTGTATCTCTCACTTTAATTATATTACTTCCTATTTCAGGAGTTTCTAATATATAAATATATCTTTGTTCCTCTAAATTGATATTTTCAATTGATAATACACCAGGAACATCTGCAACTAAAGAATATATATCTTGTTTATTTACTGATTCTCCCAATTCTCTATTTTCCCATTTTAAATAATTAAGTATACTGTTTCTTATTTTATTTGATACTACTGAAGCTGATGTTGTAGGCGATACTTTGACATTAACAGTAGTATTTAATGTAATATAACTTGGGTCTATAATTTCAACCTGAGTAGCACAAATTTTTCTATCATCAAATATTTTTAAAATATCTTTTTTAAATGCTTCACTAGGATATCCCCCTGATACAGGACTATCTGGTATAACACAAACTTTAACTCCAAATATCCCAATTTCTGGAGCAATTTCGTTATCTAAAATTTTAACTTTATTTACACCATTTATCATCAAAGCAGTATCTCTATAATCTTCTTTTGTTACACATCTTTTTTGTGTTTTATAAATCGTTGGTACGTTCTTTTTTATTTCTTCTAGAGTTTCAGATTCAGAAGCACCGTTGGCGTAATCATCGTTCGTTACATTAATACTATTTATTATAGCATTTGTTGAATCATATATGACATCGTTAATAGTATTGATTGTATAAGGATTAACATTATGTGTAACATTTGCTCCTGTAATATAAGTAATATCAATTTTTAAATTTTTAGCTGGATTTTTACCATACGCTCCATCTCCAAATTTAATGTATGCATAATATTCACTATCATAATCAACCGTATAATACATAGATTCGATATCCAAAGTATCTATGAAATCAGTATACTTATACTCTACATCATCGACAAACACAGATTCTATTTTATTTACATTATTATTAACTAATCTATATTTATAGCCGAGAATGCCAGTAGAAATGAAATTATCAATATTTATGTTTCCTGATTTTGCGGGAACTGTCACATACAATTCACCACTATATAATATTACATTTTCTGTTGTATAAAAATTAACTCCACTAGAAGTACATCTAGTATATTTTGGGATTAAAATATTATTAGAATGACTATTAGATAAATAAAATTTAAGTATAACAGATGATTGTGTTGCGGGGGATGGTTTATAACCCATTGATTTAGCATGATTATAAACTGCTGTTCTTGTTTTAGCTGTTGGTAAGAAACATTCATTCACACTCATGTTATTATAATAAAACATCAAAGTTGCTTCATATGCGAACGCTTCTAATAATTCCATACCAAAATTACTGATAAGAAAGTCTTTCCATTTATCAGGTAAATTAGTTTTTATTCTATTAGTTAAACCTTCCATTATTTCTTCAAAATCAATAGGTAATTTTTCTATGTTTCTTAAATCTAAATTAGTAGACATTGTTTAAACTAATCCCCTTATCTAATAGTGAAATTGAATGTATCACTTATTTGTTTATTTTTCAAATTATAAGTTATTGATATATAAATAGTATGTTCATCTATATTTGGATTAAAATCTATATTAGTTATATTAATTCTTGGTTCTTGTTCACTTAACGTGTCTAATATATTTTCTCTTATATCTTCTAACAAAAAACTATCTAAAGGTTCGAACAACATTCTTTTTAAACTAGCACCAAATCTAGGTTGCATAACTCTTTCGCCTCTAGATGTTCCAATTATTCTTTCTATACTCGCTCTTATCAAATCTCTAATATCAATAGTATCTGTTATTCCTGCAACATAAGTATCGCCATTATTGATTGGCATAGGGCCAGAATAACCTACAGCTTCTAATTTTTTAGGATAAGTATATTCATATGGATAACTCATTTAATCAAATCCTTTTTAATTAACAAATACATTATCGCTTCCTGAAACATGATTACCAGAATGACCACATTTTTGACATATAGTTGTGTCAGATATTCTTGTCTTAGGTTTATCATTAACAAATACATTAGGTGATCCTTCTGTTGATTCAAAAGTACCACCATGAGGGCAATTTGTTGGTCCAGTATCACCTAATCTATGACATTTCAAATCATTTATAAATACATTTGGACTACCTGTTGCATTGGTACCACTTCTACTGTGAGGACAACAATCTTCCCCGATATCACAGACCCCAACAGTTCTATCGCTTATTCTAGTTGCTTCAGGCATTATTTAATCCCCTTCATAATTAAGTTCTCAAATTGATTATATTTTTACTTTTTATCTTTATACTCAGGTATAGGAGTAACATTAGATTTATCTTTTGGATTTTCACGTATATGATTATCAGATAATAATACTAAATCTTTTGCGGCATGTATTATAATATCACCATTATCTTTAAACATTATTTCTGATCCATTTTTATGTTTAATTTGAATGTAATTAGTTTCATCATCAAATAATACATACCCAACTTTAGTTTTAATCTCTTTTCTGTTTGGGTAATTTTCTTTAATTTCTTGTGGTACTATATTATCATCTTCTCTATGTATAGAACCCATCCAAACAGCTGTATAAGGAGAATTATTCAAAAACATAACAGTAACTAAAGCTCCAACTTCAGGGACAAAGAAAAATCCTCTATCATGATAACCATAAGGAAAACTAGGTGATGCCCAAGGTAAATCATCTGTTTTTATATTTCCATAAACAGTAGGCACATTTATTTTTAATCTACCTAATTTTTTGGGATCATTGTTATCAACTACAGCACCAATAAATATACCACTAAATTTTTCCATTAAATAGCACTTCCTTCTGGATTTTCCATACCAGCAATATCCGTTTCACTACATAAAACTAAATGCATCATAGGAGCAAATGGTCTACTATGTGATTCACCATATATATATTTAACTGATGCAACATAAAAAATACCATCATATATTTTTGTTTTACCATCAGTTTCATTATAAATCTCAATACAATCAATAGGTGTTATATCTGGATAAGCACTCACTGTTAATGATAACATTCTAGAAAATGTGTATATTCGGTGTCTAATATTACTGATATATATTTCTTGTAAAGTTTTATCTTCTAATGCTGTGTTGATATATTTAGTTCCAATCCCTTTATGTTGTTTATTGCCTTTATTATTTTTATCATAACTTTGCTTATTCATTTTCGTTGGTTTGGTTTGTTTAAAATCATCAAAACCTCGACCTGCACAATATAAATTATCACTACTACCATACTGTTCAATTAAATATTTAAAACTATCATCTTTAACTATTGCAGGGGCATTTTTTTGATTATCAATATATAATGCAACTGGTTGTATTTTACCTTCATTTATAGGAGTAAAATAACATTCTTCATTAAACATAAAAAAATTATACATTAAATTACCACTTGATGATCTACTATAAGGTAAAATAGACCTAATCATATTATAATCTGTCATTGCTGTTTGTAACCAAGTATATGCATAATCCGAATTAACTAATTTTTTTATTTTTCCACCATTATTAGAAACTAATTTTTCTACAACCGATGAAGTATTTACTTTACCAAATGACGCAAATTTTTCATTTAATGTCATTTTATAAAATACAGAATCAATACACTGTAAAATTATCATTTTTGCATCTGTATAATTTTCATCATTCAATTCAGCATGTGTTAAATTTATATTTGTCATTGTATAAGACACTACACAAAATTTAAATGGGCCAGGAAAACAACTTTTTTTAAGTGGAGTATAGTATAATTCATCTTCAAACCATAATTCTATTTTTCTATCTTTGATTTCTAAATTTTCTATAACTTTAAAATCCGTGACTTTTTCTGATTGAATTATAATAGCAATCTCAGCATAAACAGAAGGTGTGTATTGTGTTAATTGATATGTAAATAATTTTACAGGTATAGATTTATTACTATTATCATACCAAGATAATTTACATCTTATTTTATAATCTTTAAATTTATATGGAGAAACTGTTGACATTATATTTCCTCATTATTAGAATTATATCGTAGTATATTATATTCTATATAATCTTTAGGTAATATTCTTAGTACATCACCATTTTTAATATTAAATGGATCAATAATATCATTTACAGCCATTATAATCCAAAATAATTCTGGATTTTTATAATATTTATAAGCTATATTATCTAATCTATTTATGTCTATTTCTTTAACTTTATAAGAAATTTCACCATTAACATAATCTGGTACTTTAATATATTTCATATGCATAGGAATTGTACCTATACCCTCAAATTTAAATATATCAGTGTTAGCACTCATGTGGTGTTTACTTTCTAAATTATTATGTTCTAATTTATTTCCATATAATGTTGACATTAATTTAAAACCACCTTAAATCAATTCATCTATTTTAGTAAGTGCTGATTTTAAAATATCACTAGTACCAGATATAGAACTAGTATCAACCTTTTTCACATAATCTGACATTTTAAATGTAGAATTCAAAATGTTAGTGTTTATTATTTTATTATCTGCTAATTCAGTTGCTTTATATTTTAAACTATTCATGACTTGTTTATACATATCATAATTATTGTAAATTTCTGTTGTTATAGCTGTGTTGGATAAATTCGATATTGATGTTAATATACTACTACTAGCAGAAGTATCATTGTTAGTATATCTACTGTTAGTCTCATTAATATTAATATTAACGGAATTTAACACACTCTGTATTTTATTTGATTGAGAAGTACTGGCATATAAAGCACTTGTAAAATCATTCTTTGATGTAGGTGATGTTACATCAATTTTATTAATATAACCTAATAAGTCTTCTATATTACCATATAAAGCGGCGATATTATTTAAATTAATACCACTGATATCTAACGTTCTGAGTATACTAGTACCAATTTTAGTTGAGTTTAATATATTATTTAAATTTGAATTTAGTGACCCAGTAGTACCGGTTGTTATTCGTGCTAATGAAGCTAATATATCAATAGCATTACCACTTTTTATATTTTTAATTAATCTGGCATAATCAGATATAGTCTGAACATTTAAGACTTTATTCATTATATTACTAGATGAGCTGATTAAATCACTATTTTTGGTTATATTTAAAAATTCCATATCACCATTATTGATGATACTATAATTTTTAACGTATGCATTATATAAATTATCAGTATCAGATAAAATTGCACTATCATTAATATAATCAGTATTAATATATTGTGTTAATTGATTAGTTAATATTGGATCACTATCTGCATATCCAGTTAATATACCAACATTTCTATCAGACATTTCTATTGAATTTTTATATGATTCATAATTTAATTCTGTAGAACTCATATAACTACCATCTTGAATTAAAGCAATAGGATTAATATCTTCTACCCCAGTTGCTATCTTAGATTTTGCTTCAGCAATTATTGAAGATTTATTAATTGTTGGTGAAGTTTTTATCATGGCTGCATTGGCATGAACATCAGCTATTTGCATTCCAAATAATAAAGCCGGGTTTTTAGCTAAATTAAATTCATTAGTCAATAATGAATCACCATCTTTTGCATACCATCCATAAGTAAATAAATTAATGAATCTTATTGTACCATTGATAACTAAAGGAAAAACCGAACCATCTTCTAACGTTATCATATCTTCTGAGAATGATAATTCTACACTAGTTATATATCCTTTAAAACCGCTATAAATATTACCAACTTTCACTTTTAACATCGGTGGATATAAAGATAAAAGACCTTTAGGGTAAACTAAACCTTGTAAAGCGCCAAGTTTATTTCTAACTTCATTAACCCATTTTATATTCGGTTCTTTTATATTTCCAGTTAAAGGTAAAATAAAATCTATTCCTATTTCTTTTCTTAAACTTTCTGCGTGATATTCTGTGGTTAAAAATTGAGAAGCTATGTCACTCCCAGTTACATTAGATAATAAACCAGCGCCATATTGTCTACCAATATTTTCTATGTTATTACCAGTTTTTGTTTTTTTACTAAAACTAACACTTACAGAATCTCTAAGTTCTTGTGGTTTCCATGGTAATACAATTTTAACTTTCAGACCACTATCATCTTCTTCGTCAACATTATCGGCAAATCCGGTATTACTATTTATAGAAGTACTAAATTTTGTAGTTGAAATCTCAATTGGAATATAACCTAAAAAAGTGTCGCTCGCTTTTGATGTTTTTATCAAACCAGAACTTTTATTTTCATAATCTCTAATCGCACTAGTTGAAATGCTCCCAGTACTGGGAGCTACAGTGTTAGCCTGTGTAGAATCCGTGTATTTAGGTAATCCATATAACGCAAAAAAATCAGCATCAACATTTACTTCACCTAACCAAGGATTGGGGTTTTTAGAAGCTTCTTCTGAACTAGACATTTATACAACATCTCCAATCAAAGTATACCAAAAATTAAGCAAAAACATCATTATCCCCACCTATTTTAACTGCAAACTGATATTGCATAATTGCTTTTGGTATACCAAGCACACTATCATTACTACTTGTAATCATATTATTTATACTATTTATTTCATTTGATTTTGAAGTTTCTTTGTCTTTTTCTGCTAGATTTGGAAATTTAGCAAATAAATCAGACATTGTTTTTTCAAAATAAGATTCTTTATTTTGTTGCTGTTTTAACTCTACTTGTGCTTTTTCAGCTTCTATCTTTGCTAAATCGTTATTAGTTTTTGTTTGTTTAGCTAATAAAACTTTATTTTCTTCATATAATTTACCAACTTTATACATACTAGTTACATATACATCGTTATATTTTTGTGCATTTTTTGACCAATTAGCAACTGATGTTTCAGTTACTCCTTTGCCAGATACAGATTCTCTTACTACTAATTGTCCCTTTTTATTTTTTGCTACCATAGCAATGTGGTCTATACCACGCTGTCTACCTGTATCCCAACTCTTAGAACCTGAATCAATACCTATTATATCTCCTTCTTTAAGATTACCTGCTTGTATACTTCCTTTTTTATATCTAGCTTCTCCACCACCATGTTTTACTATATTTTGGAATTGTCCTGCGGCATGAGTTCCCATACCTTTCATAACTTCATCAGTAAAAGCTTTTTTGTTTAAAGCTGTATTAATATCTTTCATTGTCGCAACACTTACGGCACCAACAAAACCACTACAATCTAATAAACCATTTTTCCAATCTTTTTCACTCATCTTATATTTAACAAAATCTGTTTTATCGAAAGATTCTTGTAATGAAGCAGTAGCAACATCTGAGATATTATTATATACTGCTGTAGTTATACCATCTGTATTAATTTTTAGATTTTTCAAACCTTCTAAATTTTTAAGTCTTTCTTTATGCCCTGCAATATTTTTTGTATATAATTTATACATTGAATCAAAATCAGTTTTACCTTCAAAAATTTCACGGGACCCTTTTGGGCCTCTTAAATTTAAGGCGTCAGCGTATAAAACCTGTGCTTTCGGATCAGTTATTCCTATTTTTCTAGCCGTTTCTAGATAACCTGCGGAATCTGATAAAGCTTTGTCAGTATCTATTTTAGTGTATTTTTCTTTATCGGAGGCAATCAATGTTTCAAAATTCTTTTTCTTTTTTTCATCCCATGTCATATTTCCATTAAACCATTTTTTAGTATCACTTAACGAGTTTACAACATCTTGACCCATGATTTTAGTAAACTTCTCTTTATCAGCGTTGTATATTTTTGTTAAATAATCTAAACCTCTATCTTTGGTCCAACCCATAGACCCTAATGCAACATTTTCTTTACCTTCATTGATATTAACGGTTGCCGCTCCTTTTTCACCTTCATTTTTCTGTATAAGATTCTTTGTGATTGCTAGTAAATCTTTATTTGATGTACTTTCTTCAGTAAATTTTCCGTTTGAATTCAAAACAACTTTTTCATTTAGTCCTAAACCATTTTTATTTGATGAGTTTCTATTTCTAAGTTCTTCCATTTCTTTACTGAGTCCATATTTGTTGTCTCCAAAACCTCGTCTTTCATTTGGTGTTTCTTGCATTTCTGGTCTTTTATCCATATTTTTTTGTAACCAGTACATCGAACCCGCTGAAGCTACAGCACCCATGATCCATGGGAGAGCGGCTATTAACCAAGGCATTAATGTAGTTGTCATAAAACTACCTATTGTTGATCCAAAACCTACTTCCATAATATCACTTAAACTAAAATCATCTTCAGCTGTTTGTGCAACTTTCTCCTTCAAACCACCTTTAGCATTTTTTATTCCAAACATCTTTTTAATTTCTTCATTAAACCAAACTAAAGCCACACCTACAGCAGAACTCTTTTTCA